GCGCCTGCACCGCCTGCCACGCCATCCGCAGGTCCGTCGCGGCCTTGGCGCCGCGGATGTTGTTGTCGCCCAGGACCGCCAGGGCGGCGCCGACCTGGTAGATGTTCTGCCCGAAGGACTTGGCCACCGCCATCACGCCGGTACCCAGCGCGTCGGCCAGGTTCTGCATGGTCATGTCACCCGAGCCGACGATCGCGTTCAGCGCGCCCATCGCCCCGGAGTAGGACTTGATGCCGGGCACCCCGGCGACGATGGTCGCGTCCAGGGCGTTGGTCACGTCGGTCAGGTCAGCGTGGCCGACCGCCGCGCCCTCGGCCGCGATCTTCAGCAGGTTCAGCGCCTGCGGGCCCTTGATCCCCACCGACGCGAACGACGACTCGACGTGGTACAGCGCCTCGGCCAGCGAATCCGGGGAGAAGCCGACCTGGCCGGCCAGCGCCAGGACCCCTGTCTTCAGGCCGGCCAGCGCGGACTTCGGCACGCCCGCCTGGGTGACCAGGGTTTCCATGGACGACTGGAAATTCACGGCCATCTTGACGGACTCGTAGCCGATCCCGGCGATGGCCGCCACGACCCCGAGCATCGCCATCGACCCGAGCTTGAACTTCTCGCCCGCGCCCGCGGCGGCATCGCCGGCAGTGTCTTCCTTGACCGCCAGTTCCTCCTGGGCGTCGCCCTCGACCCTGGCCGCGTCAGCGTTGCGGAGCTGGGCTGCCGTCAGCTCGTCCTGGGTGGCGATGTTCCTGACCAGCGCATCCTCGACGCGCTCTTGCGCGGCCGCCAGGTCGTCGGCGGTCGCGGCCCCGTCAGCCTGGACCTCTGCCAGCCTCGCCTGGGCGTCGACTACCGCGTCCGTCGCCGCGGCGGCCCGCTCCTCCGCCTCGGCGAGCGTGTCGACCTGCTCCTGCGCTTCCGCGCTGTCAGCGGTCAGGACCATCGTGATGGGCTTGCGCAGCTCGTCGCCCTGCGCGGTCAGGTCCCCCAGCACCCCGCGGGCGTCACCGGGGTCGGCGACGATCGACATCTCGATCGTCTTCACCAGCGCCACCCGGTCACCCCCTCTTCCTGCTGTGCTCGGCTACGCGCCGGTCGATCACCTTGGCGAACCCTGCGAACTCGGCGACGGTGAGCCGCTCGGCAACCCGCGGCGGCATGTGGAAGACCTCGGCGAGGGGCACCATGTACTCGTAGAACAGCGCCCGGAGGTCTCCATCGAGGAACCTCCTCAGCTCGTCCCGGGCGCCGCGGCGGCCGCGGCCGGGGTCGTAGCCGGCGGGGAGGCGCGCTCCGGTGACGGAGCTGACGTAGGGACCGCCGCCGCGGCGGCCTCAGCGTCCGCCGCCGCTTTCTCCTTCGCCTCGGCCTTCTGCTCGGCCACGACCGCGGTCATCACCGCGTTCGAGAACTTGATCACCGGGAAGTTCAGGCCCGCGATGGGAACCTCGGTGCCCTCCTGCTGCAGCATCAGCCAGTAGAACGCCCGGACGCACGCCGGGTCGACCTCGTTCAGTCCCTGCTGCCACGCCGACAGCGACCGGCCGCCCGGGTGGGCGTCGTCCTTCGTCGACTCCTTGATGACGAACGCCTGCTTGATGTCGACCGCGTTGGCGTCGACCTCCCGCATGCGGCCTTCCCACTCGATCTCCATGGAGGGGCTCCTATTTGTATCCGTACTCTCTGGCCCAGTCGTCGATGACCTGGGCCACTATCTCCGCCGCGGCCTCAGCGCCGGCGTCGGCGGCGTTCTCCAGGAACGGGATGTGCGCCGTCGGGTACCAGTGCGACCGGTCGCCGAACAGCGGGTGCCGCTTCCCGAGCTCGAACGCGTACGCGTGCGGCGCCTTCACCGACCCGGCGCGGACGACGATGCCGGACCGGCCGCCGCCGACCCGGATGCTGGCGGGGATCCGCGTGGAGAACCCGGCATTGCCGCGGGCGATGCCCGCGATGAGCACCCCGGCTTCCTTCAGCCGCTTGCCGAGGTCCCCGGCCGGGTCCGCGCCCAGCTCCCCCGGCCCGGACAGCGCCCGGGCGCGCTTGATCGCCTTCGTGGTGGACTTCAGCCCGGTCACGGCCACCCGGCCGTGACCGCGGATCTTCAGGGACTGGGTGCGGGCCACAGGGCATCAGAACGCGGCGTCGGAGGTCATGTACTGGATCTGGATCTGGTTGTAGGTCTCGCCGTCCAGGCCGGCGAAGGTGAGGTCTTCCATCACCAGTCCAGGGCCCGGTACGGCCGGCGACTCCTCGTCGAACTTGATCACCGGGATCAGGATGCTCAGCGTCGGGAAGTACGTCGAGATGATCGCCTGCGGCCCGGTGAACACCAGCTCCAGCGACAGGTTCGTGTCACCCGCGAACACGTCGTAGTAGGTGGCCGGGGTGAAGAACTCGGCGGTCATGGTGCCGCTGATCGTCCGGTACTCGTTCTCCAGCTGCTCGGACTTGACGCCCGCGATGCTGGAGCCGCCGGTGCCGCCCGTGCCCGCGATGAAGAACCGGCCGGTGTCCAGCGAGTTGGTCTGCTTGATCGAGCACTTGGTGATCCGCGCGGCTGCAGTCGGCGTCGTCAGTGACGTGATCACCGGGGCCGACCCGGCGTTCGCCAGCGTCCCGCCGGTGAACAGCGTCGCCTCGCGGAAGTGGAAGAACTGCTCGGACGGCGTGTAGGTGGCGGTGGCCAGCGCCGGGCCCGCCGACGTGCCGGTCGGGTTGTCGAGGGTCAGTTCCTGCCAGGCGTCGATGCCGATGGCGAACGTCGCCATCTTGTTGACCTCGGTCGATAGCTCCCAGTCGGTGACCTTGCACCCGGGGTAGGTGAACGGGTAGACGGTGCCGTTCGTGCCGGGCTTGCCGACTTGCGCGGTGAACGTGTTCCCGAACTGCGGGCCCGGCGTGTGGGTCTGCAGGTAGGCGATCGTCGACAGCTGCTGTATTGAGCTGGAGAACGTGCCGTAGGACCCCATCATGGCCTGGAACATCAGGCCCCAGCCGTTGTACGACGCGTCAGCGTTCAGCGTCCCCGCCGCGGCCCACGACCCGACGTAGCGGCGGCTGGAACGCTCGTACAGGCCGCCCGCGCGCAGGCCCTTGCCCTGGACGATGCCCTTCTTGAGTTTCAGGCTCTCGTTGTTGAACTCCAGGAAGTGGGTGACGGTGAGCGGCGTGCCCTCGGTGGTCTCGGTGATCATCCCGAACTGGGCGGCGAGGCCGGTTGGCAGTGCCATCGGTTACTTCCCCTCCCCGGCGACCGGTGCCGGGATCACGATCGCTGGCTTCGGCGCGGCGGGCGCGGCGGGCGGCTCGACGGCCTCGAAGTGGAAGCCGTCCGGGACGAACGGCCGCTCCTCGAACTCCTCCCGGAACCGGCCCTCCTCGTCCACCCACGCGGCGACGGGCACGCGGACGGTGTCCGGGGCGTCGATCACCGACCCGACCGGGATCGGCGCCGCGGACAGCGACGGGCAGTCCACGTAGCCGCCTTCGTTCGGCGGCAGCTTCAGCGGCCTCCTGTCACCCTCCACGGCGGGCATGTCGTTGCGCAGGATGCCGTGGTGACCGCCGCCGTGCGGGCTGACGCACTTCACCTTCACGTCGTTCTCCTAGCTCGTCAGCCGCGTGAACGCGGACACCCTGAACCGGGCCAGCGCCCACGCGCCGGTCTGCATCTGCTGCTGCTCCAGGCCGATGGGCCCGCTCACCTCGGACCAGTAGACGAGGCCGCCCATGCTGGCGTCGCCCGGGCTGGCCGGGGTCGTGCCCGGCGACCCGCGCAGCAGCAGCTCGACCGCGGCCATCACCGCGAACGCGCCGTTGCGGGCCTCGGCCATCACCCCGTCACCCGACCCGGCCTCAGCCGCGCACAGGATCTCGATCTGGTCGTCACGCGTGCGGGCGTTGTCGAGGAACGCGAACCCCTGCGACGACGACGCGGACTCGGCCGGCTCGCCCTTGGGCGGCATGCCCTCGCAGCCGATCCACAGCCGCTGCGTCAGCCCGTCCGGGTTCATCGCCAGCTCGTCGTCGGTCGGCGGCGGGCCGTCGAGGATGATGACCGGCGGGGTGGCCGCGCCCAGCAGCGGACTGTCCCCGGCCTGCTCGACCAGGTAGGTGATGACAGCCGGGATCTGCTCCGTAAGCGCGGTCACGATGAAGCACCCGGCCTTCGCAGCTTCCCGGCGGCGGCGGGCCCGTCCAGCCGCTCCCTGCTGTCAAACGGGGTGCTGCCCGCGCTTGCCTGCGGCCCGGCCGCCGTCGCGGTGACGTGCGCCATCAGCTTGTCGTGGTGCGCCCGCGCCTGCACCATCAGCTGCTGGTGCTGCGCGGCGGACTGCGCCATCGACGCCTTGTGGTGCCGCGCGGCCTGCGCCAGCTCCGCCAGGTGATGAGCCTTCAGCTTCGCCCGCAGCAGCAGCCCGCCGATCACGCCGCAGATCACCCAGGCGACCATGTTGCCGCCCGATCCCCAGGTGCCCGGCCCGAACAGGATCCACAGCAGGTGCCCGGCGGCGCTCATGCGATCGCCGCCGGGATCTGATAGGGCGCGAGCATCTCGATCACCCTGTTCGGCACCGCGAACCCGAACGGCGTCGCCGACGACTCCTCGTCACTGGCACCCAGCCCGGCCGCGCCGCCCGCGCCGCCGTGCTCGAGGCCCCACAGGTGCCGCAGCATCACCCGCGCCGCGTACGTCATCGCGTACGGGATCACCGGCCAGCCCGCCGTGTACTGCCACAGGTACGGCCCGTAGTAGAACGGCAGGCCGGAGGTGTGCCGCACCCAGCCCTTCACCGGGTCGCCGAACAGCTGGGACAGCGGGTAGGTGACGCCGTAGACCATGACCGGGAACATCGGGCTCGGCGGCGTCGGCACGACCCGCGTGGTGTCGTACTGGAACTCCGGCGGCACGCTCGTCCAGGCGACCAGGTTCAGCACCGGCGGCCTGGACAGCTGCGTGATCAGCCCGCCGACCCGCAGGGTCTCGATCACGGTCTGCTGGACGACCGGCCCGCAGTACCACTCCAGCCACGCGGTGATCGCCTCGGTGAACTCGTGGATCTCCTGATCCCACGTCGTGTTCTGCGGCGAGACCGACAAGGTGGCCTTCGCGTCGGCGAACTGGAGGACGGATGTCTCGCCGAGCGCCCACACGTCGAACGCGTCCGAGTAGCCGCCCGGGTAGGTGGCGTCGGCGCACACCCAGGCGACCTCGTGGTGCCCGGCCACGGTGGTCGGGTAGGTGGCCTGGTAGATGCCAACGCCCGGGTTGGTCACCGCCGGGGTGGCCGTGGTGCCGCCGGGCAGCGAGATCGTGACTACCGGCTGGGTGGCCACGGCGTTCTGCGGGTTGCCCTGAGCGTCGGTCAGGGTGAAGGCGAGCGGCACGGGCTGACCCTGGTAGTACGGCACCGCTCACCTTCCTCCTCGCCCCTCCAGGCGCCTGATGGGCCGCAGCCGCAGGACTGGCTCAGACTGCGGGCGCGGCGGGGGCCGTCTCCGGCGCGGCCGGGGCCACGGGCTCCGGCTCCGGCTCCGGCTCGGTGACCGGGTTCACCAGGCCGTCAGGCTCAGCGGCAGCAGGCAGCACGGACTTCGCCGGGGGAACGATCAGGTGCTCGATGCGCTCCGCACGGGCCTCCAGCGCGTCCAGCCGCGCCGCAGTGCCCACAGCCGGCACGGCGCTCTCCACGCTGGCCGCCACGTCGCCGCCGAGCCTCTTCACCAGGTCCACCGCCGCGCTCTCCAGCACGGTCGTGTCACCCTCGGCGAGCGGCTCCAGCTGGCCGAGCAGGTGCTCGGCTGCCGGCAGCGCCGCGTCGGCGTCACTTTCGAGCCGGTCGCGGACTCCGCGGAGCCCGGCCAGCAGATCTGTCCCGAACGACATCGGGGTTCCTCTCTGCGGTGGTTTCCCGCCGCGGGTTGCCCGCGCTGCCTTGTGACAGGCGGTCGATCTGGTTCTGGAGCTCGGCCGCGCGCTCGTGCTCGAAACACCCGGCGGCCTGGCGGCGTTCGGCCTCCAGGCGCCCGAGCACGAGCGCGCGGTCTGCGGTCACTGCCTGGACAGCAGCAGGTAGGGGATACCGCCGTGGCCGCTCGGGACCGCCGCAGTCATCGTCGGCAGCACCGACGGAGCTGTCGCGGTCGCCGCGAGCGTGCCCGTCGAGAACATCGCCACCTGCCCCGTGACCGCGCCGCCGGCGACCGCGCCGCCGGCCATGCCGTCGAAGGTGTCGCCGGTCGTCCCCGCCTGGTACACCGCGACACCAACCACGGTCGGCCCGGCCACCGGGGTCACCGCCCACTGACCCGGGCCGCCCGCCGGTCCCTGCGGCGTGCCCGGCTGGGCGACGTCCGCGTTCACCGTCGAGGCCAGCTGGATCTTCTGGCTGCCGATGGCCCACCCGGTCGCGGTGGTGTTATCCGTGGACTGCGCCAGCAGCGCCGCGCCCGTGGCGACACCGTTGTAGAGGGCCACCCACGAGTGCGTCAGGGTGCCTCCGGCGACTGACACCAGGAACGACACGTAGTTGAAGATGTCGCCGTCCTGGACCGGCACGGCATAGACGTTCAGCTGCGTCGTCGTCAGCGCGTACCCGCCGGTGATGTCCCGCCGGTTGATGGTCCGCCGGTACGGCGGGAACGGCGTGCCGTCGAGCACCCATTCCTCTTCGGCGACCGGGTACCGGCCCGCCACAAGATCCGTCATGATTCGTTCCCTTCCGCTGCCTGGTCCTTCCAGGTCAGCCGATGGATCAGAAGCCGATCAGGCCGCCGTTGGTACCCGTGGACAGTGCGGCACCCAGGGCGCCGACCGAGTTGACGTTCCCGTACGAGATCGCCTGGCTGGAGGTGTTCTGGTAGCGGTTCGCCATGCTCGCCGCGTACGCGTACAGCTGGAACCGGACCTGCAGCGTGCCCGACAGCACCTCAGACAGCGTGCGGGAGTGGATCTCGCCTTCCCACAGGAACAGGTCCTGCCAGCGGGCCGCGATGAACGGCTGGTAGACGTCGTTGCCGCCCGACCCGGGCACCGCCGCCGTCGAGCCGTTCGAGATCGTCCCGATCGCCGGGGCGATTGTCCCGCCGAACGTGATCGGGACGTTCGGGTCCAGCTTCCACGGGATACCGAGGATGTGACCGACCGGCCCCTCGGCCACCGGCCCGTCGTCGTCGCCCGCCAGCTGGTTGAAGTTCTGGCCCTGCTGCGCCGGGACCACCAGCGGCCGGCCCGTGGTGTCCACGCTGGACGCCAGCGCGTACCAGGCCATGTCGTTGCTGATCCCGCCGTCCGGCGGCAGGAACCGGTTCCGGGAGATCTGCGACAGCAGCTGCGCCACGGCCAGGTAGAAGCTGGGCACGGTCGCCGTCCCGCCGGACCACTGCGCCGTGGTGAGGCCGAGCGCCTGGGTCACGAACCCGTAGGTGTTCTGCGCCGTGCCGAGCACGCCCGTCGGGTACAGGCCGTTCAGCTGCGGGAACCCCGAGCCGAGCATGAGCTGCGCGGACAGCTGCATGTTGTAGTCCGCGGCCAGGTCACCGAAGATGATCTCGTCGAACGCGATGGGCGACTGGTCGAGCAGCTGGATCGCGGCGTCCTGCTGGCCGGCCACGGTCATCACCCGGGCGTTCACGAAGCTGTCCTGGATGTCGCGGCCAGGCACCGGCGCACCGTCGCCGGGCTGCGGGCCGGTCGCCGTGCCCAGCGTCACCCGCGGGATGTTGATCGAGTCGGTGCCGGACGGCAGCGGGAAGTTCCGCCACTGGTCAGCGAACGTGCGCCCGGCCCGCAGGTACGGGATGTAGTCGTCGATCAGCCACAGCGGCGGCACGAAGTAGCCGCCCTGGCCGTCGGTCCGGGAGATGAACCGCTGCTCGCGGCCGGCCTGGGCGTTCTCGAACACCCGCATGCCCTCGGCCTGGAACCGCTCGTAGATACGGGCTTCCTTGCGGCCCACCCGCCGCACCCGGCCGCTCGTGCTGCCCAGGCTCTCGCTGCCCGACAGCGCAGCCTCCATCCGCCGCTCAGCCTCGCGCCTGCGCTGCTCCAGCCGGCGCGGCATCTCCACGCGCAGCTCGGCCTCGTGCCGTTCCTGCCGCTCACGGGCGGCCTTGACACCGCCGTCGGCGTCGCCGCGGCCCAGCGAGATGCGGGCCTCGTCGAGGAAGTACGAATGACCGGAACCGCGGCCGTAGACGGTGGGCTCGGAAGTGACCGTGACCGTGCCGCCGCCGGCGTTGCCGCCCTCGCGGCCGGTGTCGCCGGTCGCGGCGCGGGACTCGGCGGCGAGCTTCTCCCGCTGCGCCTGGCGTTCCTCGCGGCCGATCGAGTCGATGACGTCGGTCAGCTCGGCTTCCTTGGCGTCGTACGCGGCGCGCTGCTCGGCGGTCAGCTTCCCGTCGCTCGCCCCGTCGAGCATCGTCCGCAGCTCAGCGGTGACAGCGGCGCGGGTTTCCTTCAGGCGGTCAAGGACGTCAGGCATGAAACGGTCCCCTCGGAAGA